TAATTGAATCTGACAAATGGAAGGGTGTCGAGAATCTGTGGGCGGGTAGGAAGGGCATCAGCCGTGACGGGAGAGGGAGTGATCCGATTGGGAAGTTGCTGCCCATGGAGACACCATATTTGGTTTCGGATGATTTCACGTATGGCGATATTCATTCGTATAAGGATACTGATTTGGTTGTCATTGATGCGGAGTACCGTAAGCCTTGGGCGGGTATCAGGGTCTCGGTGGCAGGAAAGCGCCGTGTTACTGATACGGAGACTTGGGTTGATTGTGGTGTTTGGGAGCTAGACAAGGAACATCAGGATTTCTCTGCCATACCGGGTAAGGCACTACGCTATAAGTTCGAGTTGGTTAGTGCACTCCCCACTGCTAATGGCAGTTTATTACCGAATGGTGGGCAACGATTAGATGGGATAAAGGTTGACTGCTACGATGGTAGTGTTATACTAGACGGCAGCAGGCACCTCCAAGTTAGCGATAGTTACACGGCTCAGAATCAGACTGATAAGTGGTTCGCTGAGCTTTACGCTTGGGGTGAGAGAGTTAACTTACCAGAAAGATTAGTCGGCCCAGACAAATGATAAAGATCACACAGATTGAAACGCTCAAAGATTTGGACAAGGTTATGCCTTTGTTCCTTGAGGGGTATCATGCCATGAACAAACGGTATAGAGCGTTTGATTGTGATGTCGCTGGGTTTATCAAGACTCTGGTAGGGATACTTGGCAGCCAACCGGACAATGGGATCTTAGTTGCTTACAGCGATGATGTGCCTGTTGGCTATGGTGCGGCTATGGAGGATACTCCACCGTATTGTGACAAGCGGCAGTTGTTGCTCTGGGCACTATATGCGCAGCCAGCTTATAGTAAGTTGGTGAGCAAGGCTTTGTTTGACGAAGCTGCGGTGATGGCTAAGAGACAAGGGTATAGCAGCCTGTCTTGTTTTAATGGTCGGCTCACTGGTTCGTCGTTTAGCTTCTTCGAGCGGGTGCTGGGAATGCGCAGACGGCGGATGGAATTTCAAAAAATACTTTAAAATCATATGAGCGCAGGTGGATCATCAGGAAGCAGCGATAGCAGGTTCGAGCGGAAGGGCACAGCTCTTACGAGTAATTTTCGCGAGCTAACGCCAGAGCATACAGGGTTGTTTCAGACAGCTCTGGATGCTACTCGGCCGAGTACGGCAAATGCTAGCGTCGATCAGATGTTGGCTGGTCGGGTCAACAGCCAGCCGGGTGATCGTCCGTATGCACCTGAACTTTGCAATGTCATTCGCAGTAGCTTGCCTAATGTCCAGGCTCCAGGTCAGGGGATGTTGCAGAACACCATTGATCAGAATCCGTATAGCGAGTCGTATGCGAACAATACCTTTAATCGGTATGCGCAGGATGTGCAGACTGGTATGAGCCAAGCTCGCAGTGGCCCACAGATGACGAGGGGTGGTACTGCGGCTCAAGGATTTGCACAGGCTCAGGTGAACAATGATCTTGGGTTGAATAGACAGCAAGTTGTACAAGATCAGCAGAACCGGGGTATTGCACAAGGACAGCAAGCTGCTGGATTGTTGAGCAATAACAGGCACACAATGAATGCGGATGCTATCTCTGGTGCGGGTCAAGGGCAGAGCGGATACTACAGCTTCTTGCAGAATATGCTGGGTAATGCTGGGCTTGCTAGCGAGCGTACGAAAGCGTTCAGCGACATTGTGCCGAGCTACACAACTCTGGGGTCCAAGAATATTGGAACTGAGTCGAATGACTTGTATGGCCGTGGTAGCCAGACTTCGTCCAGCTTTGGTGCTAGCATGAACCTGTGCTGCTTCATCTTTATGGAGGCTTACAATGGTGAGCTTCCGAAACACGTCAGAGAATGCCGCGACGAGTTCGCGCCGGAGAATTCTGAGCGACGTGTTGGATATATCAGAATGAGCAGGTGGTTGGTTCCTGCCATGCGTGTTAGTGGCTTTGTACGTAAGCTTACTAATCATCTGCTCATTCAACCTCTTACTCGCTGGGGAGCTCACCACAAAGGTGTTCGGGCTGGTTCGCCAAAACTGGTCGACTCCCTAGCGAAACAATTTTGGTTTAAGTTCTGGGAATTAACAGGTAAATAATATGAGTTGGTTAAGTTTATTAAGTGGGTTAACTGGCCAAGGTGGTCAGAGCCAAGGCGGTGGCTTTGGTGCACAAGGCGCTGGTCAAGGTGTTGGTCAGGAAGCTGGCCAAATGGGTCAGGCAGCTATGGGCAACCTGATGGAGTTCATGGGTACTGGTATGGAGGGTATGCCCCCTAGCCTTAGTGCTCAGCTTGGTCAGCAACAGGAACAACAAATGGCTGCTCAGACACCAGAGCCTAGCTACGGTCAGTTCTACATGCCGGGAAGTTACGATGGTAATGTGCTACCACCGAGCGGTCCAGCGCCACAGATACCAGACTTCTTGGCACAGTCCCAGCAGGTTGGGTCACAGGGCTTGCCGCCGCTTGACGGACTTGGTCAGGGGCAGATGCAGCAACCACAGGGTATGCAGCAACCCCAGCAGGGTCAACAGGGTCAATCTGGCTTCGGTGGTCTGTTTAACATGACAGGCACGGGCGAAGACCCTAATATCTTTCTCAGACTGGCCGAAGGTTATAACCGCGGCGGTCTCATGGGCTCACTCGGCATGGGTCTCACACGCATGTAACAAATGGAAAACATACCAATGATCTCTCCTTATCAAGCACAAGGCCCACAGGGTAATCTTCTGGGGTCCATTATGGACTTCATCGGCCAGCGCACAGCTCAACAGCTTGAGCGCGGCACACGGCAACAGTTGAATGGTCAGCTGGGGTATGGCGAGAATGTCGACCCATTTAGTATGCAGAAGTTCCAAGGTGAGGGACAGCGGCAGAACATCTTGGGTCAGGAGAACATGCGAGCCAACGAGAACCAAGGGTGGATGCGGGGTGACCGCGCTGCTATTGGTCAGATGGCTGGTGCGCTGGGCGGCATTGATGCGGTCAGTGGGAATCCGCTTTATGCTGCGATACAGCAAGGGGCGACTAACCCAGCTGTGGCTCAGGCTTTGCTCGGTCAGCTGTTTGGTGACAAGAGTCAACAGACTGCGTATGATAATGCCATGGGTCTGGGTGCGCAGAACAATGCTTACAACGGGGCTAATGATGCGGCACAACACCAGTATCGGATGGACGAGATCGGTGCTTCTAATTCAGGTCAAACTAGAGCTGGTTCTATCCTCGAACAAACACAGAAAACCGTCCAAGACGCCTTTGCCCACAAAGCGGCTACGGATTCACCAGAGTGGCCAGGCGGAGACCGGCTTAAAATACAACAAGCCGAGCTAATGGGACTCCTGCCTAATGGAAGACCAGCTGAAGTAGTGCTTGCCGAAATGGCTGCCGATGCGGAGTACAATAAGCCGGGTGGCCGTAGGGATAAGGCTAAGAAAGCGGCCGATGACAGAGCAAGTGGTCGATTCACTCCTGGTAATGAATCGGGTGACATGGCTAACGAGTTCTCACCAGAACAGAATCAGGAACTTAGTCAGCTCAGGTTAAACAACGCTTTTAATCCTAAAGACTTTTCTCCCGCACAAATTGTTGAAGAAATTGTGAGACAAACGAAAGGGACTGGTCAGGGTTACCACACAAAAAACGCTCAGATGGTCTACCCAGAGCTTTACGAAAAAGCTCTTACAGCTTATGAGCAACAGCAAAAAGTTAAAAACTATCAAGACGAACTGAACAAGACTAAAGACCCTGTGATGTTCTACATTAACAAGTTCCTTGAAACCACACTACCCCAATGAGTTCATTCACATTCGACCAAATCAAACAGCAGCACGAACGTGCTAAGGCAGCAGGAAGCCCTTTAGGTGATTACGACCTAAAGGGCTTTGCCAGTTACATGCAGCAGGGGGATGACCAAAATGATTGGTCACAAGGGCAGCTTCCGGACAACATGGTGTCTAGCGTCAGCCGGACTATTGACAAGGGCTTCGAAGCTACGGGTTTACCTACGCTAACAGGCAATCTTGGTGGTGGCTTGGGCAGTTTCGTCGACTCCATGAGGGGTAGCGATGACCGGAAGTATGAGGGAATTGGCCGGGACGTCGGTCGGGACATTCCTCGTATGGCCGCAGGTGCTGGTCTTGCTATTGGTGGTACCTTGGCTGCTCCAGTTACTGGTGGTGGGTCGTTGTCGGCCTATGCACCGGCTGCCGGACTGCTTGGCTTGGGTGCGGCTGATGCTGGTATCAAGGCATACAGTGATTCGGGAAGCGTTGGCTCTGGTTTGTTCAGTGCTGCTACCGTTGGTCTGTCGCCGGGGATCAGCGCCATTGGTTCTAAACTGGGCGGAGCCACACTCGCAAGGGTAGCGCCAGGATTGGCAGCTAACCCAGTGGCGAAGTTTGTCGCCTCCGAGATTGGACAGGAATCAGCCTTCTTCGGTGTGGGGTCAGCGCAGACTCTAGCCGAGGGCGGCAACCCTTTGGCACCAGAGAATCTCTTCGGTGAGGTTGTTGGTAACCTAGCTTTCGCACCGCTTACGGTTACTGAAGGCGTCCGTGCAGCACGGCGCAGGCCTGCTAGCGTACCGCTCGCACCGCTCCCACCAGAGCAGTTGGCTATCAAGCTAGCTGATACTGGTGTAGCTTCTGGCACACCGTTTGACGTTCCGGTGAACGATGAGGGTAGGTTGTTCCAGTTCCTGATTGGTCAGGCCGATAGCGCAACTGTCGATCAGTTCAAGTCAGGCAATGTCCAGTCGGCTCTGAAGCTAACTGGCCTGATCGACCCAGATCTAGCTAATGCCATTGAAATTAGTAACAAGCGTTACAAAGGTCGTGAGATGGTTGATGAGCTTTCGAACTTCTCGATCAAGGATAAGCTTGAGGGTGGGTTTGAAGAGCGCAAGGCAGCACTCACCAGAAGGGCAGCTAAGCTCCTGGAAGTGCCGGGTGTTGAGCTAACCGAAATGGTACAGCGCATCACAGCTCTTAACGCTTTCGAGAGGCAGTTTAAGGAAGGTAAGCCTAAGAAGCAGAACCAAATGACACCGCTTGGGTTCCAAACCCCAGCCAGTCTCAAGGATTCGTATGCCGACATCACAGCCAGAAAGCCCTTCGAGCCGTTGGCGTTCCAAGGCCTGGACTCCCGTCAGGCTAATATGAAGCCTTTGTCGTTTGAGACTCCGGGTGACGTTTCACAGAACCGCCGTAATGTGGCTGAGAGCTTGACCTTCAAACCGTTGGAGTTTGAGCAAGCACCGACTGGCCCGAAAGGTTTCCCGAGGCGTCCAGCTAGTGTCAAGGGTAAGGTTAATCCTAATGCACTCCAAGAGCGGATGAGTAGGCCAGAGTACAGCAGGCTTGACGCCGATGAAGCACCATTGAATAGCGAGATCTTACGGTTCACCAAGGGAACGATCAACCAGTCCGGTGGGTTGGTGACTCGTCTCGGTAGTACCGATATCGCAAGGAACGGAACGGTTAATACTGGCCGTTTCCTGAAAGCTACCCAGATGCCGAAAGAGGTGTTCGAGCTGACGAAGCAGGTTTATCCAGAGGCTTTCGATGGAGATACTGTCAATGTGCATAAGCTGCAAGAGTTGGAGAAGACTCGGCCAATGTTTGAGACGCATGTTTATGGGCAGGGGGGAGTTGTCGGAGAAGCCAAAATTACTCAAGATCGAATGATTGGTGAGTTAGATCGTCTTGGTATTCACACTGAACTAGCCGAGAACGGAATAGAGATTAACCGTTTCCGAGATCGAGATGGAAATGACGTCGACCAAGACTCCGACGGTTTGTCACCAGAGGTTGTTCGCCTCATGGATGATGTTATTGCTCACGGGTATAAGGCGGACGATACTTTTGGTAATGGCCCTCGTGCAACCTCTTACTACAACCAAATCTCCCCGTTTGACACGACGAAGTATCCGGTGGTGCGGATTGATGTGACGGTGCCAATGAAGGGAGAAATTCCTGACCCCGGAACGGGTTACATGGGTGGACCACGTGTGGCTGAACACGCTCTAGCTAGACAAAGAGCTGGTGAACTCTGGCGCCAAGACAACCTCCACGAAAATCTTCCGAATACTCTCGGCTGGGCGATGGTTCAGTTTGTCCCGCATCCGAAGACTGGGGAGACTGTGATGTTTGTTGCGGAACAACAGAGTAGGTGGGGGCAAGATGTGGCCTCGGCAAAGAAAACGCTAAAAGCTGATAAACAAGCAAGCCCAGAATGGCATAAACTTGTTCGTGAAAGTGACCACCCCCTCCTCGACCACCAGCACAAGCTAGTCCTCAAAGCCGCGATGGAAGAAGCACGGAAACGTGGGGTTACTAAGATGGTGGTGAGCGATGGAGAGAGTGCGATGATGACGGAGAGGCATGATACTGCCTCTGTCATGGACAGTCCGCTACCCTTTAACGAGGGTATTGGCCGTGACATGATTCGTCACGGTATTATCGACGAGGAGCAAGTTGACTATGCTCGTCGAACTGGTCAGTTCGATTTCGACTCTACCCCAGAAGAAGTGCAACTGATCGCACGTATAGCCAAGGACAATGGTGTCGAATGGACAGGCGTTCAGCAACCCTCCCAAGCCGGTGGTATGCGCCAGCACTATGACAAGCTCCTCCAGTCCGCTGCTGAGAAGATGACTCGGAGTAAAGGGGAAGATGTGGATATGGGGGTGCATAAGAATGCAAAACCGGAAGGAGAACTTAATAGAGAAGAAACGACTTTCATGTTTCGTGATGAAGCCGAAGCACATGTGGCGAATTTCGGAGGCACTATCGTAGACAGCGCTGGTGGTTGGGCAGTCAAAAACACACAACCTGCTGGCTCCCCGGTCTTCCGCAACCCCGACGGCACTCCCAAAGCCACCGCCACCGGTAAGATGTACTCCATCGCTCCCGACATCGTCCACAACGTCCGCTACTCCAGACTGCTGGATGAAAACGGCGAAGTGACTTCCGATAGCTTCACCGCCCAGTTTGAAGAGAACCTGCTCCGCGACGGTGACCCCGATCGCGCAATGGCTCGTCTCGACCTTCAGCTTCGTGCTGCTCTCAAAGGTAAGATGAAGCGAGCCAACCCTGAAACCTTCCAGCAAGGTGCATCTGAGCGACTCTCCCAGGCCTTCGATGAAATGGGTATCGACCCAGTCGCAAAGGTCGAATATCTCACAGCCGTCCAAGAAGTCATCAAGCGCATGGACGTTCCCGACATCGCACGGTTCCGTACCACCGACGAGATGGTCAAGAACGGCTTCATGACACCAGAAGAAGCAGCTGGTTCCTACGGTGCTTACTTCGAAGCCATCGAGCACATCACAGTCAATCCGAGTAACTTCCAAGCCTCCAAGGAACTGGGAGCCTTCCACGCTGTCAAAACCTTAGGCCACGAAGCCTTCCACACCCTAAACGCTCTCCTCGACCGTAAGGCAGCCCTGGGCATTGACGACTACCGGATCAAGCACCTCCAACAAGCACGTGACTTCGCAAACAACGCCACCCGTGCGGAACGCGAAGACATGATCCTCGCTTACCAATCCGCCCTAGTCCCACCAGCCGAACGTGCTCGTGACCTTATGATGGATAACCGCTTCGGTGCAACCGCCCGATACGCAGCTTCCTCTGGTGAAGAGTTCATGACAGAGGTCGCAGCAATGCTAAGCCTCTCGCTAGCACGCCCACGCACCATCGGTGACAACATCAAGGAAGCCCTCCGCTGGGCACCTCAACCAATCCAAGACTTCGCCAACGTCTTCTTCCGCACCTTCGACGAAATCAAGTCCCTCGTCGCTCGCGGTTCGGAAGCCCTTGGCATGAAGCCTAGTCGGATTCAAGAATTGAACCAGTTCAATGATAGCTTGCGTGCGATGTTGGAACCAGATCCAGTTGTGGTACAGGCGAAGAAAGATGTGCAGGCAGCGATGGAACCGTTCCGGGTGTTGGGACATGAGAAGAGTCTGTTCGATGCACAGTGGAGTAAGGTGGATAGTCCGGCAGTTAACGAAGCTGTGACTGAGATGCGCAAGGCTAACTTGTTCGAGCGCAGGTTTGGTACACTTCAGCAGCTGGTCAACACCATGAGGTACAAGGAAGCCATTCCTGAAGGTGCTCGGGTGATTGACACACTGACAACTCTTGGCGCAGACATTAAGAAGGCAGAGAACGCCATGCGGTCGCACTTGCTCGTCAAGGGTGATGGTGGACTGTTGAGCGAGCTGTCCAATACGAAGGATGCTAAGCTGACACCGAAGCAGATCGAGCTGAAGTCTAACTTTGGTAGGGTCGATGCGTCGATGCCGAATCGGGTTGCGATCAGTGAGATGTATCTGACAATGAACAAGCTGGTGGCTGAGACACCGGATAACATTGACTTTAACCATCCTGAGTTACAGAAGAGTTTGGAAGGCATGGCCGACGCTGATAAGGCTGCTATCAAAGCGGTGTTCGAAGCGCAGATCGAAAGCAACAAGAATGCGGCTGGTATGCTGAAGAGTAGCTTCTTGGATCGTACGATCTTGGACGTGGCGCGGATCTACAAGGGCGCAGGTCTGAAGCAAGATGATGCCATGCAGACCGCTCGGGTGCTCATGAATAGCCTGTTCCAGGGTAGGATGGCACCGAAAGAGCTGAACGGAATTCTCGGTACTGATAATGCTGTGAACTTCTGGAATACGGTACAGCCAGCGTATCAGGATTTGGTTGGTAACTTGGACCGCCCACATGCTTCCGAGCTTCGGACTGGTAGGTGGAGGGTATCCTTTGAGACTGCTGATGGGACTAGCGGTAAGGTTGGTGCAAACACCAAACAAGAGCTGGAAGCTGTCAAGCGGGAGATCACCAAGCGCGGTCATAGGGTTAAGGATACGGTTGACAACCAGAACAAGGAGTTCAGTGAGTTCGACGCTATTCCAACAGCTATGGCTGAGAGTATGCTCCGGCTTGAGAAGGCCAGATTCGACAGCGCATTGGACAACCTCGATCCTGCGGTGGCTGAACAACTGCGGTCGACATACACACTGGGTCAAGGCATCGGTGAAGAGATCAACCAGCGGAAGCAGTTCATGGCTGAGCGGACCTTCGCGCCAGGTCGTGAGTTCATTGACATGTATGCGAACCAAGGTGCATATCTGGAAGTGGTCGCTGCCAGTGTGACCAAGAAGATGGCACGGAACCAGATTGCTTGGGAGATGGAGTCGCCGAATTGGGATAAGGATCCAGGTCTGCGGAAAGAGGTTGAAACCTTCGCACATGATTTGCTCACTACCCGTAACAGCTCACAGCTGACGAACAACATCAAGAAGGGTGCGTTGTTTACCACCATGGGCGCTAATGTCTCTGGTGCGCTGATTGACTCCTCGCAGGCCCTCATGGTTGGTGCCTTCAAAGTCGCTGAGACCTTAGGCGTTGCCGGTGGTTTCAAGGCGGTCGCGGCTGGATACAAGGAAGCATTCAACCCCAAGAACGTGGAGTTTCAAGAGATCCTCACACGTGCCTTCAATGATGGGCACTTGCAGACTGGTGCTACTCTAGATTCTATCTTCCACATTGATGATGCCGCAGGGTACAATGTTTCTAAAGTTGGCGACCGTCGGAACCTTGCTTCCTTCCAAGATAACCTATTGGATAGGGAGTTCGTTGCCGGTAAGGTGTTCGACCAGATCAAGGAGTATGGTGGGAAGGTGTTCAATGGTGCAATGATTCCGACGAAGGCTTCCGGACAGCTGAACAACAAGGTCATGCTGTATGCTGGAATGGTCGAAGGTAAAGCACTTGGGCTGAGTGGCGAAGCGCTGTATAGGCACGCTACCCAAGTCTCCCAAGTGACTAACTTCCAAGGCGGTCGGGGTGCACAGTCCAGCTTCAAGACTAAGTTCGGCCAAGCTAACAACTGGGTGGAAGCGGCTACGTTGCTTACCAACTACCCGATCTCGATGATCTCCCACATGTATGGGAACTATCGGAATATGCTAAAGTCCAGCGGCCTACCACCAGCCAAGCGGCAACGGGCAGCGCAGATCTTCGCGGGTCAACTTACTCTCCAGTTCTCCATGGCGGGTAGCTTAGGCTTGGGTCTCGGCACCCTGTTCAAGCTGACCGAAAAGATCTTCGGGTTCAGCCCAGAAGAAGAGGTTCGGAAAGGACTGGCGGAGATCGACGCTTCCGGTAACCTGGCTGATATTATGCTAAACGGTGTTGCTAACAAGGCAACCGGAGTCGACCTAGCAAGTCGCTTCTCATTAGGTGGTGTCATGGGCTTCAACGACTACAGCGGATTCGACGCCAAGGGTATCTTTGGTCCGAGTGTCACCCTCTGGAGTGGCGTTGCAGCCCTACCAGAAGACATCAAATCGGGTCGCCTCGAGAAGTCCGGACTGATCCCCAACGGTATCCGTAAGATGATCGAATCCACCAGCGAGAATGCCTTCAAAGACCGGAGTGGCCAGCAGCTAATCGAACCGTCCACCACCGATCGCATCATGAAGTTTGTAGGGTTCAATCCTGACAGACTCAGTAAGGCACAGGATCAGCGGAGTATGTATCGTTTCGCCGACGAAGCAGTCAAGAAGGAAAACGCCATCAAAGACACCCAGCGTATCGAAGCCCTCAACAATGGTGACTATGGTAAAGTGCTCCAGTCTCTCCAAGAGGATATCGGTAAAAAGGTAGCTGAATGGAAGGCTCGCGGCATGTCGCCAATCGAGATCACCCAAATGCGTGAGAAAGAGCTACGCAGTGAAGCCCTTGACCTGATCAACAAAGCAGTCACCAAGACCATGCCAGTCGACCCACTCAGCAGGGGATCAGGCGACAGTGCGGACAGGCGTATGGAGATTGCTAGGTCATTCGGCAACAGCCTCACCCCACGGGCGGCCACAGCTGAACAACAACAGCTCGCCGCTAGGTTCCTCCAAGGTTTGGGTCAAGAGCAGGTCAACCGCTCCCCGCGGTCTATCCGCATCACCCAAATGGCCGACCAACTAATGGCGCAAGACCCAACCCTTACCCCGCAGCTTGCAAAACAACTCGCCGCGCAGAGCATCCAATAGCGACTGGTTCATGTATTGAACTAGACAGCAGAAAGCCCGTAGGAGAATGGTTACTCCTACGGGCTTTGTTGTGTCGAGGTGGGATTACTCTTCCTCTTCGGTTGTATCACCGAATGCGTCGATGCGCTCTCCGAGAATACCGGAGTAGGCATTCATGCAATCGAGTTGCCGTTGCATACGGTCTAACTCGTCTTCACCGACTGGGCATTCGCCATCAGGTTCGGTGGCTTTGCTGAGGAAGGTACTGAGCTTTTCGATCTTCTCGTTCAGTTCTTCTTTTTCCTCAACGACACGTGTTTGGTAGTCTTCCATTGGTTTGTTTGTTTTTTGTTTTGTCTTGCGGGTGGAAGGATTCCACTTGCGAAGGGAGTGTGAAGGGCTGGCTTTTGCGGGGATGGGTAGGGGCTGGCATAGGGATTGCTGGCGCGAGGTTAGGCCATGCGGGGGCTAGCGGGGGGCGGGACGGCTATGGATTCAACCGATAGCTTGCCCCCTCCCAGAATGGCTCACAGGAGCCGAGTGGAAGCTCACTCCTTATCGCTGTGCCAGCCCTTGAATTGAAGGTGTCTCATCTTCCCACTGTCGAATCTCTTCTTGGCTACACCCTCGAAGACCTTTCCGCGGAAGCGTTCCTTGTCACGCCAGATCATGATGCGCTCTTTGTCCTTAAGGCCGCCACCAACATTGTGTCGGTTTCCTGATGCGTCAACAGCAATGAGTGCTCCAAGGGAACCTGCATTTTTTCCTTCACCTTCTTCAAAGTCGATGACCCTAAGGTCGACGGTGATGTCAAGCTTGCTCCGGAGTATATCAACGTTCCACGTGTCTTCAGGATTTCTAAAAACGACTCCTTCGAATTGCTCCGACTCAACAAGGTTGTGCCAGATGGCGTCAATCTGTAGAGTTGGGTAGTTAGCCACAATGTGCCAGTGTGTTGGCATCTTGTCCGCCAGCCTAATCTGACGTAAAAACTCGTGACGCTCTTGGTACGTTTTACTACGGTGGTCGAGGCCAGAGAGTTCGGTAACATCGAAGAGATAAAGTCGACCGCTTCGGTTTTCTTTCTTTGACCATTCGCTTCCATACATGTATTCTCCGATGTAGAATCCTGGGGGTGTGTCTTTGGTTGCGGTTTCCTGGTGCTTCAGCTGTCCGTTTCTGGAGTAATATCGAATGACTCGATCTTCAGAGACTTCAGCTCCGCACCAAATTCCGTCAAACTTAAGCTGTGTAATTGGGTAACGGTCGGGGTCAACCTCGGTGGGGTTAACGTCACGATATTTCTGTCTGTTGTATCTGGACATTTTAGTACTAGGTATTGTGTTGGTCTTTGTGTTATTTTGTGCTTCTTGATTATCTTGGAAACCGTACCGATGCTGACTAGATGGTTCAGGATCTTGGTGAACTCTTCGGCGTTTACGTCACGGTACATTTCTTTCTGCACGAATTGCAGTGGGAGTTCTTTGTTAGGTGCGAACTGTAGCATCTCAGTCACCTTGTTGCTGATGCCGTACAGCTCGTTGCGGCCTACGCCTTTGAACACCAGTGGGATGTTTTCCTCCACCAGTTTCAGAAGCTCCATGCTCATCTTCATGTGGGAGATGCCGAGATACAGCGGACCGGACTCCCATTCACTAGCCGCAATCAGCATACCGATCTTGAGCATCTGCACATGGACTGAGTTGTACCAACCCTCCAGCAGTGGATCCTCGGGACGCTTCAGCTTCATGTACCAATCATCGTAAAACTCGACAGCACCTTCGTCCCATAGCACTTCCCCTTTGAGAGTGAGTAGCTTACGGGCTTTGATAACCAGTCGCTTCCACGCGTCTTCCATGTTTTGGGTTATTACCGGTCTCGGTACACGTAAATTGGTAGCATGCTCAAACACAAAAATAGTCCTGCGAGAAAAGCCCCCTGTGATAACGTCATCTTTGAGGCGTGCAGTGATCCAATCAGGTACAGTACAAGCCAGAAGTGTAAGATACGGCATAGGCAGAGTATCAGTTCCTTTTCCTTTGGTTTTGTTTTCATAAGTTTCTTCGTCGTAGATAGTTGTTAGGAAGTCTAGCATGTGACCCGCGGCACCACCGGAGCCAACAAACTGCGATAGTTCGGTAACGCAAACCGTCATAGGAGTTACCATGAATTTTGTTTTCTTCTCGTCCATGGGGGCGAACTGGTCAGGGACACTGCCTTCCGGTAGCCCGTCGATCAGTTTGCTGTGCTGTCCCATGTCTAGCGTGAGGGCTTCTTTCGTTAGGCACTCCGCAGCTAGCGGCACCTGCCCTTTCATTTCCCTTAGGAGTCGCTTGCAGACTGACATGGCGGTGGTCTTCTTGACCCCAGGTGTGCCAGTAAGTACCACATAGAGATTGGGCCGAATTTTGAACAGTCCCAGGTCGAGCCAGATACGACCACCCATGAGTCCCGAGAGGGCAACAAGGGAGGAATAAAGGTGAAAGGTACGTGGCACTTCGTTGTTCTGAGTGACTTCTTCATAATCTAGTAGGAATGACATGGTATTGTTTGGTAGCACCGACAAAGGGATGACCAGCAACTAAGCCAGCCATCCCCGGTGCAGTTCAAGGGTTGAACTAGTCGATCTCGTCTTCGGAGTCCTTGCCGAACTCTTCGAGAAGCTCGTCGACGGAGGGTTCTTCCGCGTCGCCGTAGATGATTTCAGTGGCGCGGTCGAAGGACATGATCTCTTGACCGTGCAGATCATCCAGCAGGTCTTGTAAGGCAGCTGGTTCGTAGCTTGGTGACTTGATGATCTTGCCGATTTGGTTCCGTGCGAGGTAGCAGCGTTCGTTGTCGGCTACCTTTATCGGGTCACCCTTGCCGACGAAGTCGAAGGTTAGGTTGGTGGTAGTCTCTTCAGCCATGGCGACTTCCTTCCATGTCCAGAGTTTGGACATGTTGGATTCGTGGACACGGCGGAAGGCGACGGGAAGTATGAACCCGAAGCCGAGGGTGTGAACGTCACCTAGGAAGACGTATAGTCGATCACACAGACCATCGAGGGCCAGACATTGGTCGACCTTTAGATCGTCGAGCTGTCCTTGGTTGAGGAAGGCGTCTTCAAAGAACTCACGGGTTTCCTCTTTGGTGAGTTCACGTCGGAGGTCATACTCTTTGAAGGAGATTTCGTCGATGGGTGAGAGACGAACTGGTTGTTGGAATGTCCGCATAAAAGCGGCGACTTGTAGTAGTGGCTTAATCATTTTGTTGTTTGGTTGATACTGTGACCATCGTGCTGGTCGGGCTTTGTGTTATAGTCCGAACTTACTCTTTAGGTAAGCGTCGAATCGGAGAGGGTGAGCACCGAGCTTTCGCTTGGCGTGGACGTAGATGCCCCATGCGGTGGGGAGGTCTTTGGTGCGACGCATCTGCTTGATCGGTTTTTCCCAGAGTTCTTCTAGTTCCGCTTGCTTGTTGGAGATTAAGGTCATAGCTTCGACGAGGGGTACGACGGAGTAGGCTTTGTTCTTAAACTCCTTCTCAAAGATCTTCTCACGAAGTTCCATGTCGGCTCGGTTGTAAGACCAGTCTGCGCTACCGTCTGGGAGACTGGCTACGTGGGTTTGATCCTTGTGGATTAGGACGTAGACAACGCGACCGGGTTCTAGGGTGGGTGAGCCGTGTAGTTTCATACGAGTTGGCGACCTCCGGGTGCTTGTTCGTAGATCTCTCTGGCGGCCTTGGCGGACCGGATGGACTTGACGTGCATCTTACCTCGGAGTTGAGGGTGTTGGTTCAGTAGCTGGCAGGCTGCTGAGGATGTCTGGGTGGTGTTGAGCGTTTGCTCGTAGGTGACTCCGAGATAGGAGTATCGGATGGTTGTTCTCATGGTTGTTCGATGATGCTTGGTTTGTATTTTTTGACTAGGGATGCGATGACGGGAAATTCGCGCTCGAAGATGGTGAACATTTGTTCGGCTAGGAGACGATGTTCTTTTTGTGCGTGTGGGTCGAGACGTTGCCAGAAGTAGGTCATCCAACTGCGCACGCTGCCCTTCATGTAAGCGTGGGTTAGCGTAGCAAGCGGGAGCACCATGCGAGCACACTCGGGCGCGATATCGCGGTCGATAAGGCTCTGATAGTTACGTGCGGCAGCTTTGCACATCTGCTGCCCCTCGTGGGTCATACCCATAGGCGCGTCACTTACCTCGGAGCTACCTTGGCGGTTGCCCTCGGCTGCGACAAACCTCAGCTCAACGTGCTTGTAGTCAAAGTCCGTGACGCTGGCATACCGCTGGCTGAACTCCTGGAAGCGGAACGACCAGTGCCTGAGTATCTGTGCCATGATAGCACGGGAAGTTTCCAGTTTGATTGTCATATCGACCATGTCGAAGGGGCTCCAGTGTCCGTGCTTGACAAGGTAGGTGAGCAGCTTCTCAGCGTCCTCGGTGCGTTGATTTGGGCTGCTGACCCGTGCCATGTAGACTATGGATTCTTCGGGGGTCATGAACTCAGGCTCACCATCAGGCATACCGGGGAACGGAACTGGGTTTGTAATTGCAAATAATTCGGGCGGTTTCATATGTTTGTTTGTTAGTCTGTGTCTTTCCAGTTAGCACCGAAGCCACCTTCCACCGGGATGGTGAGTTCGATACCGTGAATTGTTAGTGGGATGTTGAACCATTCGGCCATGGACTCCTCGGCATAGCTCCGCTGGGACTCATGGCATTGGCCTGCCAAGGCGTCGTGGATCATTAGCAGGGGTTCACAGCGGAGGTTTCCTTTGGGGGTGCGGTTGGTGAGGTCGTAGAACATCTTACAAAGCGCCGCGTTGGTCGCGTATGTTGTGTTAGCCTGAGGCTCATGTGATGCGGCAGCGCGTACTGTTGCATCATCAATGTTACGACGGCTTCGTATAGCTGTGAACTTGCGGCGGTGTCCGTTGGCACAGTCAATGTAACCAAAGTTGGATAGCTGTGTTCTGAGCCAGTCATTTCGTTTGTCGAGTCCATAGTAGGTGGAGTATAGGTCTTGGAAGCGTTTCATAACAGACGGATGGGTCTGCTTGAAGTCAATGTCTTCGATGATGCCATCATTGAAGTTTTCAATCCAGGATTTGACGGAGGACTTTAGGAGGATGCTTGCCATTAGAGGTGGCATCATGCCGTAGTTCGTACCGTGTTGACAGGCTTTGGCACAGCGGTACATGTCCTTGTACTTAGCTACTGTCTTACAGGCTTTGAGCGTGGCATCGTGGACTTCTTTGATCTTCTCAGGTGACCAGGTGTAGACCGCGTTGCCATACTCGATCAGCATGACGATGACGATACTGGGTTTGATCTTGGCCTTAAGGTGATCCATCATGCGAGAGTTACCAAGTGCCATGAGGTCGGCAGCAACTGTCCACGCATCGGCTCCTGAAAGGTCGTACTGCCAGAAGAAGTAATCCTCACGGTCTGGGATGAACAGATCTCTCAGGTCTTTGGTGACGTTCTGAAGGTTGGTACCTAGGGTGTCGACTTCGTCTTTGTATCGAAGCTCCATGACCTTTGACTTCACTCCAGCTTTTTGTCGCATCTTGAATTGTATCTCGGGGGACTTGACAATAGCTTCAACCCAGGTCGCAGAGGAAGAGAGGCGACCCGTGTCAGTTCCGACTGGGTTAAGGTTGCTTCGGATACGACCATCAGCGAAGGTGTCGAACTTGTGGAGGTCCGAGAAGCGGGTGCGGAGTTGGATGAGTTTGCAGATTTCAAGGACGACTGGGAGTTGGGATGACACGTACAGTTTGCATAGGGCATCGAAGTCAGTGGTTTGTTTCTTCTGCCCCTTCTCCATCTTGTACTGGATGGGGAGCTTCAGTTCATTGTATAGGAACTCACCTTTCTGCTTCCAGGACTTTACGTTGAGAACTTGCCCGGACATTTCGTTGACGATGGTTTGCTGGTGGACAATCTTGTCCCAGCCTTGCCGTCGTTTTTCTGCTAGCTTCGGGCGGTCGATCTTACAACCCCGTAACTGCATGAAGAGGTAGGGCTTCATGACTCGGATGTTGAAACGGTAATGGTCAAGACTGCGTTGGTTCTTGAACAGAGCTTTGTCCATCTCTCGATTCGCCTCATGGGTCACAATGGAATCCTTGCAGCAATACTCGTGGTGGACTTGGAGATCAGGGTCAGTCCGCTCGTCTTTGTAATACGGTTCCTTGGTGAAGAGGGAGCCGATGAAACCGAGGGACTTGGGTTGCTCGCACAGTATCTCCCACATCTTATACATGGTGTCGTCAACGAGGCCGCGGACTAGAATCCGGTGTCGCCAAGCGAATACGAAGAGTTCGTACATACCATTCTGCGCGATCTTCCGAATGTCTGGGTTGCCTAGTATCTCCGCGGTCAACTGCCAGATATACATCTCCTGTTCGAGTGACCAGAAGGGTGTATTGTCTCGGTTGCGGAGAGGAACGATGAAGCACTTCTCGGGGGATTCCGCTACGCTGTAGCAGGTGACGCCTACCTGATTGGGATGACCCTCAAGGTCGAATGCAATCTCTGGTTTGCGGTCAATGATATCCTGCATCAGGGTGACCAAGCGATCAAACGTCGGCCAGGTTTCTAGCTCGCGCTTCGGCGGGTGGTACCCCGCGATCTTACCCTCCGCCACAGCCTTGGCTATGTCGCAGGTGAAGGGTGTTAGCCAAGAGTAATTTCTCATGACTGCGCCGGGTTCATACGTCGAAACGTACTTGATACCCATGGTCCTCGAATCCCGTATGGAACCTCGGTCTTGGTACACAGTGTTCTCGCCGCCAAAGACTTGGAGCGCCAGGTCACCCAGCAGCAAGCAGCAGTTGGGTTTGAACTTGGTGAGATCCGTTCGCAGTCTGCTAGTAGCATTACGCACCGCATCGCTATCGAGGGACTGGGTATGCCAGCCCTCCGCACGCTTCTCGGAGACATAACCGAGGAAGAGATGGGTACTGGGTAGGCCGAGGTTAGAAAGCACACCCTTCAACAAGTTATACGAGTTGGAGGACATGGGGGTGCCAGATACGGTGTCTTCAGGTGAAGGACCTTCGGCAATGACGGCCAGCTTTGACGGTAGCGTGACTGGAGGTATGTAGTTTTTTATCATTTACGAACGTGAGTTTACTGTTCGGTCGTTGGCTCAGGTGCTGGTTCCAACTCCCTCTCCACACACTTAGCATAGCCACCAATGTCATGCCAGTGGTCGGCAAAGTTTGGGTCACCGGAAAGTATCCGACTGATCTTTCCCGCAATGTAGATCAAAGCAACACGCTTGAGTGGACCCATGAGCTTCCAGTTTATAGTGTTCTCCATCACTGCAATTAGTTGATCGAGAACTCGTGAGTTCTCTGGGAACGCCCCATGCACGTTACCGCGCTCCGTCAATGTTTTATCTGTATCACTCATCCTTTCTTCATTTTCTTGTATGTTTCTGCCACGTTGTGAAGTTGCTGATTGTAATGCACCGGGTCCATCTCGCAGTTCAACGGCTGCCAACCACCCAAGAGCATAGCTCTCGTCTGACTACCAACACCCGAAAACCCGTCACCAACAGTAGCCCCCGGCAGTGCGATCGCCTTGGCTAGATGCTGCCAGAGTGCGAGCGGTTTAATGAACGGATGGTTAGGTAAGGCCAGCTTATCCTCAGCAGTGTTACCGCCCATCCACCAGTTATTAGACTGGGCTGATACCAACCGTGCATCACCCTTGCGGAAGATGATTGCGTGTTCAACACTCTTGGTGAAGTTATACTCCGCCCGTTGATTCATACAGCTGGTGGTCTTGATCCAGTGGAACGGCCAACGCTGAACTTTAAAACCAATTTTAAACCCGAGTTCAACAAGATATTGAAAGTGCTCGATATCACAGAACCAGATGCAGAATCCTTTTTCCTTAAGTGCGTCGTAACAACACTTCAGCCACACCTCAAAGTCAGCTTTGTTCTGGTCTTTATCATGCGTATGAGCAATGCGGTTGATGTCCTTCTGCCCTTGCCCACCACCTTGCGCAAGCATAGCCATATCAATACCGAATGGCGGGTCGCTAATGAAATGGTCAAGGAAACCATTCCCCATCTTGGTCTGAAACTCTTCCCACTTATAGTTATGTACTATACGACTCGCAATGTCCTGCGCCTCTTCATCCAACGAAACGACTGGTTCATTAGTTGAACTGGTGATTTGAGTGACGTTGTTTGGGGCTGGACCGAACTCGGATAGGTCGATGCCGATGTCGGAGCCAGATTGGAAGTTGGCTGGGTTGAACTCGGAGATGAACCCATCGGAGGTGGTGGGTTGGGAGGAGTCCATTGGCTGGACATTGGGGAGGAAGGAGGAACGCTTTTGTACGGCGGCAGCTAGGGCAGCACTAGCTTCATCGAGCTTGACCTTGGTTAGGTAGCTGAAGGCTTCGGTGAGGGAATTTAGCTTCCAGATGGGTGAGGTGGTGTCGACGAGGTGTTCGGCTATCTTGAGACAGTAGTTGACGTTGCCGACGGAGATTCCGAGGAGACGACCGGTTTGCTTCTGTCCCCAGATGTCGCAGTCAGGGATCTGACCTAGGGTGAAGGCGCGTTGCTTGAGGTGGTGGACTTTCTTAACGGCTAGGACTTCTTCTTGCCAGGAGAAGTTTTTGCGCTGGACGTTTTCGATGAGTTCGAGTTCGGAGAGTTCGTCGACGGAGACTGTTTCACGGAGCGTATAGTGAACTCCGAAGATAAGCTCTTGAGTCGTGAGGAACGATTGCATCGTAGGATGTGCGTCGCTGGGAGGGAAAAGAGTAGGAGACGAGAGTAGGTAATCAAGTCCCGCTGAGCGGCGACCTCCTGCAATAAGTTCGTTTTCTTGGTTGATGGAGAGGGGGTGGATGAGTCCATGGGTGTAGATGTTACCGGCAAAGTCTTCAATGTCGCCGTAGTCTTGGCGTGTTCGGTCAGTGCGGATGATGGTGGCGAATGGTATCGGTTTCAATGGTATGTGTAGTTGGTGTTAGAGAAAGGGTGGTGGGTTTAGAAAACGGAACCCACCGAAACCGGTGCTAACTTAGAATGGGTTAGCGTCCGCGTATGCTGCGTTGATTTCTTCGGCAGCTACGTCTTCTTCCCGTGGGATGAAGGTCTGGAACTCAGTCTGCGGGTCGTAGGTTGCGCCGGTGCGCTCATCCGTACGTTCCTTGGAGACGCGGGTCTTCGCAAAGAAGGTCTGACCGCGATAGAGTTGGAACGACGGGTCGTACTGGCGGGAGGGTCCGACCAAAGCTTCGACAACCTTTGCGATGTCTTGTTTGATCTTCTTGATGCAACCTTCGAGACCTTCAGGGTCTTTGTCGATTTGCTTTTGGCTAGGCGACAGGTTGATCATGTGGCGGACTGGGTAACCGGGGGAGAGCTGATCTCCAGCGGTGGACTTGGCATCGACCGATACCAATTTGGTTTGGAACAGGATGTACTTTCCTGTGGCTGCTGCGTTGTCCTTGATCTCGACGGAGTCAACGACGAACTCGTACTGACCTGGGGACAGGTTAGGGAACGAGGTGTTTGTGTCGGTGAGTTCTTCTTGTGAGATCTCGTTCAATAGCTCTAGTGCGTCTAACATATTCTTGTTTGCTTTACTTTGTTTACTTGTTTTTTACTCTTGTTACTATGTCTACGGAGGAGTAACTCCGTGAGAGGGTTAGGATTGGAAGAATGGTTTGAGTTGGTTCCAGACTTCGGTGCGTGTCTTCGCAGTCACGTCCAGCTCATCCACCTTAATGGCGAGGCTGTTACCAATTTGGTGCATGGTGCGAGGTTGGAAGCGGATGGCGTATTTGACTCCCATGGGGTGCTTGGCGTCTTTGGAGACGACAACGGTTTCGGCACGCCAGCAATCGGTGAAGAGACCGGCTAGGTTGCCGCGTAGCTGTCCCGAGATCTGCGGACGGTAGGCTATGACTGCACCGGCTTCATTGGTTTCGACCGCTTCATGGCAGGTCATGATGAAGGGTTTACCAGCGGCACGACAGGCCATGACCATCTTGAACATCATGGACTTGAATGGGTTCCAATGCGATTGGTTCATTACCTTCTCGCCTGCGATGATCAAGTCTTTCATGCCGTTGCTCTGCTGTGAGTTAGCGAGGATGTGGGCTTCGAGGTACTGGGCCAGGAGGGAGAGTCCGTCAACGACGATGGTTTCGACGTCGGGTGATTTGACCGCTTCGATGACTGCCTTGAGCGAGAACTCCCAGCGTTTTTCCAGTTTGCGTGACT